AGCAGATAACTGCATAGCGTGGCTGTCGTACACCAATCGTTTAGGATTTTTACCTTCGAGATTATCTTTAGTTTTGAAGTCTACAAAGATTCCTGATTCAGAGTATAGATCTATCATTCCACCATAGCCTTGATCAGCACAGAAAGAATCCTCTGCTATCCACGTTTCATCGGGATAGTTTTCATCTAAGTATTTACGTACTGCTTTGTAGGGTTTGTTTGTGGACTGACCAAGAAACCCTCGCTCAATCATGGCATGTATTTTTGTACCTAAGTCGGCAGCTTCCATGCCCGGTTTCTTAGCTTCTTGTTTGCATCTATAAATAAACGAGCCGTTTGATTCTCCTTCTTCTTGTTCTAAAGAAATAGCAGAATTTAAAGCTTGGTTTATTTTCCAGTTTTCCAATGAAGGCTTAGCAATAAGATCCATTACAGTAGTTACTGAAGGAACTAAGTTTAAAAGTTTGGCATCTCTTAAATTAGTGTTTCTTTCTTTGCCGTTAACACCTATGATTGTATACATAGGATCACCTTCTTGGGTGTACCAGTGTCCTGATTCAGACGTAAACTTATTATACACCTGTGTTTGCGAGTTGTCAATTATTTTTTCATTCATCTTTATGCTCTATAAAATGTAGTTGTCTATTGTCAGGATTAAAACCTAACAATTGAACTCCTAGTTTGATTTGTTTTTTAGTTCTTGTCTTTTTGCAGTTGGGAGATTTGTCGTTGTCGTTGTTTGGATGAACAGTCTTTACATCTATAAGAACCATCTCTCCTTTCTTATTCATGGCAATCATATCAATAGGTCCAGTACATCCTGAGTTTTGAAAGACTTCATATCCATGATCCCATAACCAAGTGACTGCATAATACTCTGCGAAGTCTCCTTTCCTATTGGTGTTCATTATTTTTTTCTTAATGTGTTGCATCCCAACTGTCTCCAATTTTATATTCACCATCTAAAGGACAGCGAAGTTCTAAATACTTACCAGCTTCTTGTATAGCTTTAACACCAAGCTCACCAAACCTCTCGGCATCTTTATCTGATACCTCTACTTGCCACTCATCGTGTACATTTGCCACAAAATGATAGTCTAGTTTTTCCTCTTTGGCTAAAGTATCTAGCATTACTAAAGCAATCTTCATTACGATTGCGCCTGCACTTTGAAGTAAAGTATTTAAAGAAGCATGTTCGTGGCGAACAAATATTCTACGACCATCTAAACCTAAGAGATAACCTCTTTGTGATGCTTGTTCTACTTTACTTTTTAGTATTTTAAATGATGGTAAGTTATTAAGAAATTGTTGTTTAAGTTTTTTACCTGTTGCCTTGCTTCCACCTACAACTTCTCCAAGTTTGGCATCACCAGCACCATACATCAAAGCATATATAAATGACTTGGCATTATCCCTAGTTTTTAGTCCGGCAATTTCTTGGTTTCTAGAATGTATGTCACCATTAATAAGCTCATTAGTATACTCATCATCTCTCATATAATGAGCAAGCATCCTGAGTTCTAAACCTGCTGCATCTATTCCAACTAATTTATATCCTTCAGGAACAGACCAACAAGCTCTGCATTCTTTTCCATACTCACTTTTTAAAGAAGGAACTTGCGCTAAGTTAGGACTTCGGTGACTCATTCTATTTGTTATTGCACCAATACAAAACACTCTACCATGTACACGGCTATCTTCTACAACATCAAACCACGAATCAATTTGTGCTATTCTTTTTTGAAGTAAAAGAAACTCAGCAATTAATTTTGCTTCTGGTATGTGGTCTATTTTTTTAAGTGTTCCTTCATCAATAATAGGCTGACCTGTGGGTGTAAACCTACGTGGCTTCCAACCAAAGTCTGTTAAGTATTCTCCTATTTGTTTACGAGAGCCGAGATTAAACTCTTGGAGTTTCTTTCTCATAAAAGGTTTCATATCAGTAGGTGTTGTAAAGTCAGTAGAGTTTTTTATTTCATCATACTCATATTTTGTTAAGCCTGACTTAGATAGCGTACCATCTTTTTTAAGTTTAGGTGTTACTAATTTTACATCAACCCACCTAGGTTTAAATACTTTATGAACCTCATCTTCTACTTCTCTCATTCTAGTTTTAAGAATAGCAAGAAGCTCTGCACCTTTCTTTTCATCAAAGAAAAACCCATGTTGTTCTTGTCGTTGTAGTATTTTTGATACTTCATGTTCTACTTCTATCGATTGATCACTAAATCCACCACCATCTAAAACTAATTTATCATACAAGGCTTCATTTAAAACAACATCCTGCTCACAATAAGGAATCATACGAGGATCAAACTCATCCCACTCATCAGGCGGATCTGCTTTATAAATTTTTAACCTGTATCCCCAACTCTCTAAGCCATGTCCGCCTTCTCTTATAGGATTAAATAGTCTAGACATTGTTAGTGTATCTATTATTTCTTTGTCTTTAAATAAATCTATATCATATAATTTATTTAATACAGGAATATCAAAGCCTATTATATTGTGACCAATTAAAGTCTCTGATTGCATGAGCATATCAATACCTTCTTGGATATTATCATTATCATGTCTAAATATATGGGTGTTTCCTTTATATTCTTTAATAACAATACACCATATTTTATCAGGATTTAATCCGTTGCATTCAATATCAAATGTAACTTTAGAATAAAACGTCTTCATTTTCAAATGTCTCCTCACTACTTAATTCACTTAATCTTCCGGTGTCTGCATCATAAATTAAAGAGCAGGCATATCCTGTATACCCTGTATATCTAGATTTTAAAACACGAACAACTGTTGTATTAGCTTCTGTTATATCCTCTGCTTGTTGATTTCTTTCAACAGCTACCACACTATCTGACAATTGTGCAATAGCTTGAGAGCCTTTTAAATGACTTAAAGAAACTTGAACACCTCTTTCATGTCCTTGATCACCACCTACTCTACGTAAGTGAGAAACAAGTATCATACCAACACCTGTTTCTTCTACGAGACTACGAAGCTTTGTCATTAATAAATCAATACCTCGTCTTTCATCAGTGTCTGTCAACGAAGATACTAACATGTGAAGGTGATCAATTATAATCCACTTACATTCACATCCAACAATCATGTATCTTAACTTAGAAAATATTTCATCGATATCGTTAACACCAAGATGCGCATGTATAAATACACGACCTTCTTGTATAGTTCTGTCAAACAATTCGGAAAGTTTATCTTCTGGATATCTATCTCGTATTTCGTTTATATATAATCTATCGTTTGCTTCAATAGATACAATACCATCTGCTGTTCTCTGCCAGTTTTCTTCGAGTGCCATGATGCCAATGTTATCATCGGTTTGTTTTATTAACCAGTGTTCTAACTCTCTAACAACAGAGCTTTTACCGAGTCCAGTACCACCTGTAAGTGTAAGCAATTCATTCTTCCTTAGTCCGTATAATTTTTGATTTAATCCTTCATAAGGAAATGCAATGCTTTCTTTTATTTCTCGCTTAAGCCAACTGTCTTTCTTGCTTGAGAGTTCTAATATACCAGAAGGTGTATAAGTCTTGGCTTCAAACCAAGCCTTAGTAAACTCTGCAAACCTTTTGTTGTTGAGCATATCATTGGCATCTTTATATCCATTAGGCAACTGCATTATCTTAGCCTTGCCCGGTTTTAAAAGTCTTGCCACATCTCGTGCTGCTTTTCTACCTGCTTTATCATTATCAAAGCAAATAATAACTTTATCAAAAGACTCAACAAATTCTATGCTGTCTCTTATATCACGGACAGCACCTGCCGAACCTCTTTTAATAGAAACAACGGCAGACTTTATTCCTAAATCTACAACAGACATAGCATCGCACTCGCCTTCTGTTATTGTTAAAGGAAGTTTTGATTTACCATATAACTGTTCACCAAATAATCCTGTGCCTTCGTATGTTCCACTAACTCTAAAGCTTTTGTTAGCTACATATCTAGTTTTAACTGCAACAATTTCATTGCCGTTATAGTATGGATAGATGTGTTCAGCAATACTTCCATCACTATTATAAACAACACGGACACCATACTTTGTAGCTGTTTTTTCTGATATGTTTCGATCAGTTAAAGAACCACTTGTTCCTGTGTATGCATTTAAATAAGATGTATTGTTCACTTTTTTAATTGTCGTTGTTCCTTTTGGATTTTTATAATCTGTAAAAAATGTACCACAGCTAAAGCATTTAGCCGAGCCATCATTGTTCATTGATACCGGATCTGATCCGCCACATGAAGGACAGG